CATAACTGTCTGCTGTTGCTTGAAGACCTGATGCATCAAATTCCACAAATGGAAGTTTTGAAAGTGCAGCAGCAATCTTTGCAATGACTGACATTGCTGTTGATAAAAGGTTATAGAAGAAGGTTTGGATGTTTGCAATGCTGTTCTGAAAAGCAGTTGCCATGTTATGTGCAACAGCCTTTGCACCATTCCAAATTGCCATTGCTATATTAGCAAAGACCATTCCAAGGTTCACAATGAACTGAATGACCACATTTATCCATCCACAAATAACACCAAAGGTTGTCTGTGCAACACCACCTGTGTGTGCAATATAGGATGCAAATGCAATGACCGCTGCAACCGCTGCTATAATAAGCAGAATTATCCAAGTCAAAGGACACGCAAGAAGTGCAGCATTGAAACCATACTGTGCAGCAGTTGCCATGAATGTTGCACCTGATGCCATCATTTCAGCAGCACCTTTGATTCCTGTCACAACAGCACTGATTGCCTGAATTGCATTGTAAATGGTCAATGCAGCAATGTATGCACCAAGTGCAGTCACAATTCCCCAAAGAATAGGTTCAATCACCGCCCAATTATCAGCAATAAATGATGCCACCCCTGATGCAAGTTCCATGATATTCAGAATGTAAACCGCAACAGTTGCAAGACCTGACAACAGATTCTGAATCATCACTTGGAACTGTTCATTGTTTGCAATCTGATTCACCTTGTCCAAGACAGGTTGCATCTGCATGACCGCTGTGTTTCCCATAGCAGTCCAAAGCTGTCCCCATGTCATAGGCATTTGGTCAAACTTTGTATTGATATCATCAGCACTTGCAAAGATTGCAGCCTTGACAACATCTGCTGAAAGTTCACCTTCTTTTGCCATTTCCCTGATTTTTCCTATTGGAACATTAAGATAATCAGCAATTGACTGAATCAGGTTTGGTGCTTGTTCAAAGATTGAATTCAATTCATCACCACGCAAGACACCTGAACCCAAAGCCTGTGATAACTGAAGGATTGCATTGGAAGCTTCATCAGTGGAAGCACCTGCAATGGTCATCTGCTTCTGAACCAAGTTTGCAAAGTCCACAACTTCCTGTGTTCCGCTGAATGCATCACCTGCATTGTTTCCGAACCTTGCAACAACATCAGCCATTGCACCAAGTTCAGACCTTGCATTTTGTGCTGAAGCATATATCAGATTCAAGGTTTCCTGTGTTCCCATTGCTGACTTATCAGCCTTTTCAAAGGACTGATTCATCACATTAAGTCTTGCATTGGTGGACACCAGTTCATCAGACATATCCATGACTTTTTTCACTGTCTGAATGGAAGCATATGCAGCAACAGCAGCACCAATCTTCCTGATGAATCCATCCATTGCATTGGAACTGTTGTGAACTTCCCTTGTCACCTGTTCCTGTTCTTCACCAATATGGTTGACCTGTTCCGCTGCTGCTGCAAGTGATGCCCTTGCATTATTTATGGAAGAAGTATCAAAGGAATCATCCATTGACCTTCCAAGGTCTTCAAAAGCATTGATTGTGGATTCAAGGGTGGAAATAACTGACATCATTGGTGCTGACACCCGGTCAACTATCTGTATTGATGTTTGTATTCCTGCCATTTAAGAATCACCGCCTTTTTGCTTTTAGTTTCTTTGCTTCCTTCTTTTCATCTTCAACCCTGATTCTGATGGAAGCGACAACAAAAGCTTTTTCATTCATTTCCATGTTTGCAAATGTGGAAGGAAGTATGTGAAGCTTCTGAAGTGCAAAATGTGCATAGTTTGCTTCAGCATCTCCTTCCAATATTAGTTTTTTGCTTCTTCAACTTTATCTTCAAGGGAAGTGTCAAAACCATTGAACTTCTGAATGAAATTAGCAAAGTCCTGATATTCACCGGGGTCATCAATCATTGCAAGAATCAGGTCTTCAGGTGTCTTCACACCATAACTGTCCTGAAGCTTTGCATCATAAAGGTTAGGTTCTGCAACTGAAGCAGCACATAATTTTGCAATATACTTGGATGTCAGAAGCTTTGACCTAAACACATTGGGTTTTCCAGTGACAGGAACTTCAATCATGCAATCATCACGCATTCTTTCATTCTCTGCTGTTGTGATGGGTTTGATTGTCCATTCAAGTGGATGTCCCTTTTCGTCTGTCAGCGACTTTGTTGCTGCAAACTTTGTATTTTCCTTTACTTTCTTGTTTTCCTTCATAAATCTTGTGAAATCAGACATGGTTTTCTACCACCTTTCTATTTTGTATTTTTTATAAACAACAGAAGACCCAAGGAAACAGGGTTTCCTGTCCTTGGGTCATCCGTCAAATGCTTATGAATTTGTTGTAAGCATACCATCCAAGATGTTGAATGTTTCAGGCATTTCAAAGTCTTCAAATGTGAAATCAAAATCTTCATCAAGATATTCACCATCTGCATCAAACTTTGCAAGGATGCCACCATCAATATTGCAGTCAAGAAGTGTGACTGTCTGTCTACCTGCTGAAGATGTAGGGTCTTCATTTGAAATCTGCATTTCAAAATAAGTGTCTGCACCTGTGTTCTTGAAATCAAGCATCATCTGTCTGATAATGCTTGTGTTGTAGTGTGCAGTGCAAGAACCTGTTCCCTTCCAACCAGTTGACTTGTTTCCACTTCCTGTCTTTCCAAGAATAGGAACTTCAGACTTTGTTTTCTCAAAGCTTGCTTCAACATTGATTGCCTGCATGAAATTGTATCTGTTGCTTCCAATGGTGATGAAGCATTCAGCCAATCTTGCAGACAGTGTGTCCTTTGCCTTCATTGTGATAGTATTAGCCATTTTTCTTCACCCCTTCCTATTAAGCAACAGTAACTGTCATATACAGACGAACCATTGCATTGACAACAGTGATTGCATCAGATACCACAACAGCCTTCTTTGTGTCACCCTGTGCCACCTGAACATCATCTGCAACAAAGTTTTCAATTGCCCTGATGTCATTCAACTGCTGATGATGCTTCACGATATCAGACCAAAGACTGATTCTTCCTGCGTTATCATTTGGAACTGCACCAAGATACTTTGTATTGAACAGAACTGCAATGTCATTTGCAATTTGGTCAATGACCCTGATGGTCTGATTATCCTTGAAGATGTCACCCTTCACATCTGTGATGGTTGTCAGGGAATTGATGTCTTCAAGAACACGAACATCATTGTCAACCTGATGGAATGCAAACTTTCCTGTCTTGATTGCAGATTCAAGCTGTGCCTGTGTGAAGTTCACATCAATGTCATATTCACCAGTGTACTTGGTATTTGTAGCAGACTTGTTGACTGCTGTTCCTGCAACAAGACCTGTGACAAAATAAACCGCTGATGCTTCTTCAGGATAGGTTGTCACACCTTCTGAAGTGGTTGCACCATCCAAGCACTTATTCATGACATTGACAACACCTTCATAATCTGCTGCCTTATCATAAACAACACACTGGAACTTCTTTCCAACAGCATCACGCAATCTTGCAGTAAATGCAGTATAAAGTCCCTTGATTGCATCTGTGGTTGAAATACAACCAAGTGCATTGAATGACTTGGATTCAAAAGCATCCAGTGCAGCCTGATGTGATGTTCCTGTGACTGTTGCATTTGTACCACCTGAAAGTGCAGTTCCTGCTGTTGCAGCAAGTGTTGCTGTGGTGTCAAATGTCACATAATCGTTTGCAACAAGTCCTGCTGCTGAAGCGACTGTCTGAACATCAACAATGGTTGTATCAAGGATTGTTGTGACATCCCACTTGGTGTTGTCATCAACATTTGCAGCAATCTTGATTTTCAAGTCATTGCCCCTTGTACCACCAAAAAGTGCAGTTGCAAATGTGCAGGTTGCTTTTGCACCGCCACCATTCAATCTGTATGCATATAAGGTGTGAATGTTCAGGAACAAATCACGAAGTCCCTTCAACTTTGCACTGTCATATGCATAACCAAAAATCTTCAGGGAATTTTTCTGAAGGTCTGAAGCAGTAACTTCAAAAGCCTTTCCTTCAATTCCCCAATCAAGTTCCAAACCAAGTGCAGCATAACCCCTGTCAGACAAGGTTGCAGATGCACTTGCAGCAGAAACAAAGTTAATATAAGCACCGGGAAGAACTTTGTTCTGTGTCAGGAATGTTCCACCGCCTAAAGCCATATTAGTTCACCTTTCCTTTCATAAAATCAGACACCATGTTTTCCACCTGCTCAATGGACTTTTCTGAATCATCTGTCCAAAGTGCATTGATTGCATCCTGTCTGTTTGCAAATCTATCTGAAGAAAGAATCTGTTCTTTGCTGAAAGTTGCAACAGAACTGATGTCTTTGACTTCTGTTTCTTTTGTTTTAGCCATATTCAATCACCCTTTCATCTTTGTAGAACTTGACAGTGTTTCCATGTATGGTGTGGATTCCTTGTCCTTATAGACATAGAAATCATAATTCACAAAGAAGGACAGAACACCATCAACAATTTCACCATGCATTTCTGTTCCTGCAATCAGACCACCATCTTCATCAAATTCACCATCATGGTGATTGATGTATTCAAGACAATCTTCCAACCTTTCCTGCACATCAAAACATTCAGTCTGAACATCTTCAGATTCAGGAAAATAATGAATGCAGAACTGATTTGTTCTCAAATACCTTTTTCCCCGGAAATGCTCAATGTGAGGATTCAGAAGCACGATTGAAAAACAAGGTTTGTTCATGCCCTGTTCCACAAGCTGTGTGTATATCTCATAGGGTGCAGGTGATGTGTCACCATTGAATTCTGCATCAATCGCAAGACTGATTGCATCAATTATTTCATTTATCATCCGAAAATATCACCCAACTTTCTTTTCAACTTTGCTTCCAAAATCTTTGGTGCAATTGCCTGAATTTCCTGTTCAGAAATAGTCATCATGAATTTACCTTCAACCCATCCATTTCCACCCCTTGTCCTGTGTCCAAATTCCACATACTGTGCATATTCAACAGGGTTTACAATCTCAATCACATAAGTGTTTCCATAGTGGTTCATTTTCAATGACTGTGCATATGCTGCACCGCTTCCCTTTGAACCGCCTGTCCACCCTTTGCGAAGTGTACCGCCTGTTTTCCCTGAACCTTCAGGATATTGACCAACAGGTGTCCTTTTGATGACCTTTGCAAGAAGTCTTGCTGCAAGTTCTTTGCAACATTCTTCCATGAATGCATCCCATTCATTTGGATGCATGGATGTTTCCACTTTTTTCTTGAAATCCTTCAATCCATCAATGTTCACACCCATCAAGACCACCCCTTGAACAGTTCCAAGATGATTTCTTGGTGTGTTTGATATATAGCAGGTTGACCACTGGACTTGTAGTCAGTAGTCTGTCCATGCTGTGTGACAGATATCTTTGAACCTGTCTTGATAGTCACATCAGGTGAAATGAAAAGCTTTGTGACCTGAACAACAGAAGAAGATTCATCTTCCCTTGCATTGATGTCTGTTATTGTTGAATAGGACAATCTGCAAGGTTCATCTGTCAGGACAGGTACATCAGCAAATGAAGTTGATTTGTTTGGTTTCACAACCTTCTGATGTTCAGTGACTGTGCAAATGCCATCATACAAGGATTCAACTGCTTTCCTTGCTTTCACCATTTTAGCTTCCGATAACATACCAAATCACCTTCTTCACCTTCATGCATCAAGAAGTTCAAGAATGCATTGAACTTTTCATCATCAGATGTCCCTGTGTCAAAATTGACTGAAGCATCCCCTTCCTTGATGGAAGAAACTGCACCATCAAAATCAAGGTCACCAATGACAAGATTTCCTGATGCTTTGCGACCATTGAAAAATTCACCACATACCCGGTCAACAGCAATCTGAAAAAGACCTTCAGGAACAGATTTGATGTTGCAAGTGTTCTTGATGTGGTTTTCAACCTTCATCATACAAAAACATAATTCCCATGCATCAGTTTCCTGCAATTCATAACCAAAAGAAACAAGCCTGTTCAGAACCGCTTCAAAAAACGATTCTGACAGACTTGTGTTCTGTTCAGCCATTATTGCAGTGATGCTGTCAAGAAGTGTATTCATGCAACATCACCTGCCTTTCTTAACCCTTGGAAACAACCTTGCAAAGTGCAATTGCCTTGTGAGGGATTGCAGTTGTTCCATCATTGATGATGTTCCAGTTCGTACCAGTTGCAAGGTCTGCATTAGAAGCAGAAGCAGTGATGGATGCAGGTTTCTCAAAGGAAATACCATCAACACCGCAAATGTAACGGTCACGAACATAAAGTGTGTCCTGTCCACCATTGGTTTTAGGGTCACGACTCATTTCATAAGGAACTGAATCACCAATATCATCAAGGATGATAGAACCATCACCAAGGATGTATGTGGTGTATGAAGTATCAGCAGCAGTCACTTCATAATATGTTCCAATGTCTGAAACATCCGGGGATGCAACAGGTGTGTAAACATAGTTAGGTGAAGAACCGCTTCTTGTGTAGTAGGTCTTGCCATCTACAAGTGCCACATCAGAAGTCTTTGCATATGCAGTAGGAATCTGACCAGTAGGCATATTGTCATCAATAAGAACCAAGCGACCATTCCAAGTTGCAAGTGCAAGCTGTCTTTCAATACCATCAGCATCAGTCTGTGTCATGAAAGTAAGAAGCTTCATGTTCTCAAGGTTTGTTGCAACCTCTGAATGCATAACAACAAGTTTGAAGATGTTCTTGTTGTCACCACAAGCCTTCTGAATTGCCTTGTTAAGTGTAGCAGCACCAACCTTTGCATCAGTTTCTGCTGTGATGTCATAAACATGGTTTGCAAGGAACTGTGCAGCAGCAGCACCTGCAACTGTACCACCTGTTGTGTCCATGCTGAAGACACCCTGAAGAATAGCAAGAAGCATTCCCTGTTTTACATCAAGTTTGTAGTCAGCAATCTGTGCAGCAACATTGTCCATGAAGTCCACACCTGCTGTGATGTTCTTGCTGAATGACTTTTCAGTCCAACCATCCATTCTTGAAGCCACAATGAATCCCTGTTCATAGGTTGTGGTGTTGGAAGACTGGATGTTTGTTCCACCATCATTGTTCTGTGATGTAGCACCGCTGATTCTTCCAAAGTAAGGAATCCTTGCATATAAAGAACCAGTCTGATTGTTCAGTGCTGCCCTTGCCTGCTCATTAGTGCCAACAGCACCTGATTTTGCAAGTTCGTTTTTTGTAACATTGGGAATCCTGTTTACATAAGCACCAAATGCTTCAGGATTGAATGATTTACTGTCAAATTTTGTGTTCGGCATAATTATTCACCATTATCCTTTCTAAAAATCTAATCTAACTTAACATCAGGATGTTCAGCCATGTATGCAGCCAATTCAGAATAGGTCATCTTGGATGTATCAACAGCCTTGTCCCCATCTTCATTGCCTGATTGACCCGGTTCTGCACCCTTCATTTTGGTCTTGGAACTGTCATTTGCTTCAAACAAATAGGAATCTGACTTCTGAAGGTCTGCAATCTGTTCAGCAAGACCTTTGATTGTGCCATCATCCTGAAGTTTTGCATCTTCAAGACCCTTCAACAATGCCCGGACAGCAGTGGTGTTCTTTGCTTTAGCAGCAACCAGTGCAGCATCAACAGCAGCATCCACCTTTAACTGATGGACTTCAGCCTTGTGTGCTTCATCCTTTGCCTTGTTTTCTGTTTGCAGGTCTTCAATCTGCTTCTTCAGTGCATCAACATCACCTTTGGTGTTCTTCAGGGTTTCCAATTGGGTGTCCCTGTCCTTCAATGATTCTTCCAACTTCTTCTTTTCATTGTTGACTTCATCAAATCTTGACTTTGGAATAAATCCCTTCAGTTCTTCCTGTGATGCTGTTTCACACTTTGCAGCAAGTTCTGCATCAACCCCAAGTTCCACAAATTGTTCCTTTTTCATAGTTACACATCCTTTCTTGAAATACATTTTTTACCCTGTTCAGTCAGGTTTCATTTCACTTGTTCTTTATCGTCTGCAATACTAAAAAGACGAAAATATATAAAAAACCACCCACCGAAGGTGTACCAAAGTGCAATACTTCTTCCATGCCTTCAATGTGTGGTTTTTTACCAAATCAAAAAGCACCCTGTTTGTCAGGATGCTTTATTCAGTGAAATATTCACATTTCACTTCATCATTTACAATCTTTTGGTCAATTGCTTCATTGAACATGACACAAAAGTGGTCATCATCTGAACCAAGGTCATTGTGTGACCCTTCAAGATTGTCATATCTTTCATCATAGAAAGGACATTTTGAACACTGTTCCATCATTTTATCACCCTTTCTAACATTTCAACAATATAATCAGGAAGGTCTTCACCAAGTTCCCTTGCTGAAAAGACTTCTGCAAAAAATTCATGTGAATTGGTGGATGCATACTTTGATATTTTGTATATGTCACCTGTGTCCTTTGCTTTTCTGAATACATCTGCAATCAGTCTTTGTTTGTCTTGTGCGACTGAATACAGAAGTTTTCCTGCATCCTTCCATGCCCGGTCACCATTTATCTGTCCACAATATTGGTCTGCAATCACATGACCAAATTCATGACAAACAGTTGCATATACAACATCATCATAACTGTCTGACACCCCATATCTTGTGAACTTGATTTCTTTTTCAAGTGATTCAAGATACTTTTTCCAATTCCTTATTGAACTTTTGGATGTTAGTGTTCCACCATTCAGCAGTTTCTTTGTAGATTCAATCTTCTTTTTGTATTCTTCCACGATTTCAGACCATTCACTGTTGGAATCAGTGGGTTTGTTCATGAAAGATTTCTTCACATCAAGATGATGGAAGTTTGCTTTTGCAAGTGCTTTTCCCCTTGAAAATGCTTCAATCCTTTCAAGTTCATTGATTTCATACTTGGAAGTTAAGTCATCCAAAGCATGATTCAATGAATTAAGGGAATCAAGGTTTTTGATTCCATTCAGGTCAACAACCTTTGCATAATTCCCTGTTTGTGCAATTGCTTCAGCAACAGTCTTTGCAGCTTCAAATGTTCCTGCTGCTTTTATTATATCACCCGGTTCAGCAGTTGTGAATTCTGATTTGCTGCCACCATCCACAAATGCTTTCTTCCATTCAGGATATTTCACATTTGCCGGGACATAATAGGTTTTGCCTGATTCTTCATCCCTTGCTGCCCTTTCACCAACAGAACCAAAGTCATCATCAAAATATGGACAGGTCACTGACCTGCACCAAGGATGGAAGGGTGGTGCTGTGACACCCGGTTCATAGTCCTTCATGTCAAAGTGTTCACCATCCATATCCTGACATATTTCTGAAGTGTGACTGTCCAGTGTTGCGACAATCTCAAACTGTTCAACACCAAGGTCTGCAAATGCTTCTTTCTGTGACACACTGTGGAAATATGCCTGTTCTGTCATCACAAGTCTTCCTGCCTGTGATTTGGAAACACCAAACTTCTTTGATATGGTCTTGATTGCATCATCAGGTGCTTTCCCAAGGATGCAGGTTCTTGTCAATGAATTATGAACTTCACCAATCAACTGTTGTTTGGAAGTCCATATTCTGTCAGAAAAGGTCTTTCCATCAGTTGTCCAAGGTGTTGTCAGAAGCTTGTCAAGTTTCCTGTTGTCAATTGTTCCGATATCCCAACCAACACCAACACCCTTCTGAAGTTCAAATGCAGTGTGATAATATCCTTCTGTCAGGACTTTTCTTGCAAGACTGTCCACTTCATCAAGTTCATTTCCAAAAGCAACTTCTGCTGCCTGTTGTGTTCTCAATTTCAGTGCTTCCAGTCTGCTGATGTGGAACTTTGCAGATGCATTTTCAAGTTGTTTCATCCACAATCCATCAAGTGCATTCTTTTCACCATACTGAATATAGGTTTCCACATCCCACTTCAGTTCAGCAAGTTCTTTACTGTTCAACAGTTTCCTTGCTTCCTGCATTGTGATTTCATTATTATCAGCAAATCTTTGATACCATGCTGTTATTTCAGCATCAATCTTCCTTTCAGCTTCAGCAAATGCCGGGTCAATCTTTCTGATTGCCTGTTTTGCATAAGCATTGGAAGACTGTTCAAGGATTTCAAATCTTTTTCGCCAATAGGCTTTGTTTGTAGGTGATACATTTGACATTATTCATCACCATCACCTTCTTCATTCTTTGGGTCATCATCCTGTTCATCAGGAACAGCAGGATTGAATGCAAGTCCATATTGTTCCATGTTTTCTTCCTTTTCCTGATGGATTCTGTCAAGTTCTGCCTGTGGGTCATCCACCCAAGGATGCATTGACACAACAGTTTCTTCAGACAGGATTCCAACAGATTTTGCAACATTGTCAATTGCTTCAGATTCTGAAAGAAGAATGTCCCTGTTGAAGATGATGTCCACATCTTCACCTTCAAAGTCACCCTGTCCTGTGTTTGCCAAATGTGCATTTATAAACCAAAGCAGTTCTTCCATTGATGCCTGAAATTCTGTTTCCATGTTGTTTGCATCCAAATCAATGTCTGAATACATGGATAGAATGTTCATCTGATTTGGTGAACCCTTCAGTCTGTCATCCTTTGCATCATATCCCATTGCATTTTCAATGATTGCCTTCTTGAAGATTTCAAGGATTGCTTTGTAATTATCAGAATTCACTTCAACCTGAAGTGTCCGAAGGTCACCTGCTGCACCATCAACAGTCTTGATTTTAACTGCACCATACTGTGCAAGGTTCTTCCTGAATTCACCAAGGTTTTCACCATCATAGTTCACAAGCACAAGAATTGTGTTTCTTGTGTCTTCTTCCATGCTGTTCTGAAAGTTTGATTCAATGATGTTCAAACCATCCTGCAAGGTCTTCACCATCTTAATCAATGGGATTTCCTTGCTGTTGTATTTGAATGGTATCAATGGAATCTTTGTCCAGTTGTACCCAATTTCAGAACCATCAGCAGCAGTGACAGTGAAATAATTCTGAAAGTATGGTTCACAAGGTGTCAGTGTTGAACCATTCAGTTCAAAATAACTGATGCCCTTGTCTTCATACACTTCAACCTTTTCAACAACCTTTTCTGTTCTGCCTTCATACACTATGACTTCATAGATTCTAATTGCATAATCAAGTTGTGTATGTTCTGAATCATGCCATCCGGGAATGATTTCAAAAGGTCTGATTCTTCTGAATGCAAGTTCACCCTGTTCATTGTAATATGGGAACAACCAAGCAATTCCACAATTCAGACTGTCTTCACCAATTGCCTTCATCAGCCTTTGGAACTTCTTGTTGAATACCTGCTTCAGAACCTTTGCATAATTGTCATTGTCTGACTGCAAAGAAAAAGGTTGTCCAAGAAGATAATTTGTCTTTTGGTCAACCATCTTTTTATACTGATTATCAACTATTCTGTTGTTTGGAAGGTTTTGAACTTCCACAAGGTCACCATCTTCACCAATGACAGTCCTTTTTCTTGAAAGGATGTCATGTTTGCCTGCATAGTATTTTTCACCATCAAGCATTTCTTTTCTTCTTTGTGATGCCTTGAAATGTGTGATTTCCTTGATGATATACTGTTCATCAGAAATTCTGTCTTTTCCAAGGGTGACAGCTTGTGCAATTTTTGCTGCTTCACTCAATAGAAAATCAAACACTTTTTTCACATCCTTTCATCAAACTGCATCAGCTTCAGTGAATGCCTGAAGCATCTTTGGAAACATTGCAGCAATCCAGTCCACTATTTCTTCATTACTTCCCCATGAATTAGCACCAAGACCTGATTCAAACAGGAATGCATGAACCAATTCATGTCTGATGACCTGTTTCCTATATGCAGGAAGGTCACCAAGGGAATTGTCAGAAGGTTTGAAGGTATCAATGATTATTTCTTTGGTGGTGTGGTCACAATAACCATCTGAATCTGATGCAAGGATTGCATCTTCAGCACTGTTTGATTCTATGACATCATACTTTTCACCAAGAACATTCACCTTCATTTTTCGCTGTTTCCTTCCCCATTAGTCACTAATGTGTCACTATCAATCAAAACTGAAGGTTTCACCCTTCACCATGTCTTCCAGTGCATAACGCATTGCATCCATCAGGTGATTGAAGTCATCAATGGGTTTGTTCAGCTTCTTTCCAAACTTGTCAGTGTCCCATGTATAGTTGCTGATTTCAGTCAGGAAATTCACGCACCGGGGATGAATGATGATGTGGAAGTCCTGAATGAAGTCTATTCCATTGTTGATTGAATCCTTTCCTTTTCTTGCACCCTTTATCCGGGACAATCCAAGGTCACGCAATCTTGCAATGGACTTTGGTTCTGCTGAATCTGCTGTGATTTTCTCTTTGACATATCCCATGTTCATAACTTCAGCATATATCCTTTCATTGGACATTCCTGTTTGATACATTTCATCAAACACCCATATTGTTTTATGTGTCAGGTCAATCAGTCCACACCAAAGTGCAGAAGGGTCATTGGTATAACCAAAGTCAAGACCAAATGCAGACTTGACTGTTGACCGCTGCCTGATTTCATCAAGATTGAATGCTTTTTCTTCCCAATTCTCAAAAATCAGACCTTCAACAATTCCCCAATTTCCAAGACCTGCAACATTGTATCTTCTTGGATTCTGAACCTTCATTCTTTCAAACACACGAAGGTCAGCATCATCCAACCATTCATTGCATAAATAGTTGGTTGTCAATGCAAGGATTTCACCATCAGCACTGACCAAATCTTTCCTTGGTTTGTAGATGGGTTTTCCATCTGCATCTGTTCCAACTAAATCATCAAAGAACCTGTGCTTCATCCAGTGGTGTTCATTCCAAGGATTGAATGTCAGGGTGATTTGTTTGAACAGTCCATCTTCAACTGAACCCCTGATTGATTCATCAAGCATATCAAAATCAGATTCTTTCATGATTTCATATGCTTCTTCAATCCACATCCAACAAAGTGAACCAACATCAACTGTGATGGATGTGACCTTCAGTGGGTCATCAAGTCCCCTGAAGTATATCTTCTGACCTGTTGGAACATAGGTCATTTCAAGTGGGGATTCTTTAACATCCCATCTGTCATCAACACCAAGTCTATGAATTGCCCACTTTAATTCTGTGAAGCAGGAATCCTTCAATGTTCTGTATGTTTTACGAACAACCAAGGTGTTTGCACCGGGATATTTCATCATGTTATAGATGAACCAAAGTGCAGTTGTTTTGGATTTTTTGGATGCACGACTTCCCTTGACAGCTCTATATCTGCCTTTGAAGTTCCAAAAAGTTCCATATCCTTTTCCAATTATGTCAGGAAGATGTTTATTCAAAGGTTTCATCATGTAACCTTCTGCAATTCCTATTCCTGCACCTGTGGGTGTGCATCAACCCCCTTGTCAGGACACCATCATAATATTCACAATATGCAAGTGGATAATATGTCCAGTTCCCATCAATACATTGATATTGGAACTTTGTTCTTTTTTCCCCTGTGTGGTGGTCTTTTCTTTTTTTCTTTTTAGTCTTCAAGTTCATTTTCCCCGGAAAAGACAATTGGTGCAAAAGATGCATCAAGGTTGACTTTATCGGAAAACATTGAATATCTTTTTCCAAGTAATTCAGCAGCCTTCAGTCTTTCTTTTTCATCCGGGTGTTTTATCATTTGCTTTGCTTCAGAAACACCATCACCACAACCTTCAACCACCACAATTTCTGATTCAGCCTGTCCACGAAGAACAGAAGTCAGGTATGTCATCACTTCTGAAGCATCAGCAATATTGTCATTGTGAATCTTTTCCAACTGTTCATCAATATATTTTTTGATGTCAGGTTTTGACAGGATTTCACTTGCAGTCTGTCTTGCTGTCTTTTCAGAATATCCTGCCCTGATTGCTGCCTGTGTTGCATTGCAGTCAATCAAATATTCATCACAAAACCTTTTCTGTTTTTTAGTCATATCCTATCACCACCTTAAACAACAAAAGAAGCACCCCTTCACATTGCTTTTGGGATGCAGACAATGTTTCCGGGTGCTTTCTTTCATAACTATTCCATTCTATCAAATTGTAACATCTTATGTTTCATTTGTCAAATATCAAGATACTAACTGTTTTCATTTATCTTGTCAAGATACTTCAAAGCATTTTTTTCAATTCTCCAAACTGTGATTCTGCTTTTTCCGATTGCATCACAAATTGCAAACAGTCCTGATTCCTGAAGATACTTCATTCTGATAACTGTTCTTTGTGTGTCATCAGGCAGCAGGTCAATCAACCTTTCACATTCTGCAATGCTTTCAATCAGGTCAACCTTCATCAATTCAATATCCTGTTCAAGTTCAACATAGTTGATGACTGTTTTTTCAAGCGCATCCCCTGAAGGTGATGTCTGCACCGGGTCTTTATCATATCGCATTCCCCCGGAACAGGTTGACATCACCTTCAGTTCAATCAATCTGTCCTGTTTCTTCCTGATTGATGCTTTCAGTGCAGCAATCCTTCTTAATTGCCATGTTGCAGACAAAATCAATCACATCCTTCCTTCTGTTCATCCTGAAATCAGGTTCAAGGTGGGTTCATGGTGAATTTTTACCTTGAACCGCCCTGAAACCCTTGTAAATACTGGACTTTCATCAATTTTGCGGTTCAAGGGTTCAAGGTAATGTCTTATACTTATATATTTTTTATTTTTAGTGCAATATTGCGTTGATTTATTCCCTTATATTTAAGAGTTTACATTTACCTTGAACCGCTTGAACCGACACCCAACAAACCCACTATTTTCAAGGGTTTGAAGCGGTTCAAGGTAAATCACAACACCTTGAACCTAACCTTGAACTTTTTCCTTCACCTTGAACCGCAACCACCCCCACTATTGTCAAATATCCATCACCTTTGATGCATACATATCAGCAGTGTGTGTCCAAAGGACAGTTTCATATTTCCTGATTGCCCTGTCCCATTCCTGCCATTCATCAGTTTGGTATGCACCCATGTGATACCTGATGCAAAGCATTTCTTCTTCTGTCAAGTTTATCCATTGGGACAGCATCATCACTGATTTATCACCATGACCCTTCAGAAGTTTTTCAGGATTCTTCACCCACTTTGGATTCTTGGAAACAGGTGAACCAGTTCCCATCATGACAATATCAGAAGCATTTTCATCTATGTAGTCATCCATCTTGCAGACATCATGAAACATTCCAACAATGAAAGGTGACTGTGGTCTTTCCCATTCAACATCAAACTTTTCTGTCATATCAATCAGGACATCTGCAACAGCAAAACTGTGTTTGAACAGGTCACCTGACTGCTGCCCATGAAAACTGATTGATGCAGGTTTGATGAAAAATCCCATATTTACAAGCCAATTCATGAAAGAATCATCCACAACAAATCCTGTTTTTTCAGCAAGTTTCAGGAAACCTTCTTGCATTTTCTTGTCATTTTCCATTGATTTTCACCCCTTTATTAGAACTTTGGTGCAGTTTTTACCACCATTTATGGACAAAACCTGTCTGTTTCTGAAATCTTCTGTCAGGATATCTGAAAAATCACCTTCAGTTGCAACCACTGAACAATCCAATGTTATACAAGGACAGCCTTCAAAACTGACTTCCCAAACCTGAAGAACATCTTCACAAGCTGTTATCAAATCACCTAAACGCATGACATCACTTCCTTTCAAATTTCACACCACAATGTTCAAATACATACTTCTGCAAATCAGCAAGGGACATATCACTTCCATCAAAGTTTTCATATTCATTAAGAAGGTCTTCACAAAATGCTTCCACATCTTCAGCACACCAATCATATTTTTCAACCACCACTTTGACCGGGATGGACAGAAGAAGTGTGATTGCTGTTGTGACTGCATCATCCTTTGCTTCTTCAAATGCTTCCTGCTTTATCCTTTTGATACTGTCTTCTGACATATTGAAGGTTGCAGGTGCAGGAACATCAATCCCCTGTTTCTTCATCATCCGTCTTTGCTTCCTGTTCATAGAAATATTCATATCCTTTCATTGGTTCGATATCATCAAAGACAACTGGAATCATTTTCTTCATGTTCTGAAGAAGTGGAATGGTCACTTCAAGCATCTGAATGTGTGGTCTGCCTGTTGTTCCTGCTGCACGAAGCTTGAAGAAGTGCCGCCATTCACGAAGGTTTGCAGTCATGACAATTTCTGTCTTCAGACTGTTTGGAAGAACTGACCTTGCTTCTTCCTTTGACAGACCTTCTTCCAAAAGGTCAAAATATGTTGCTTCAATAGATGACATTTCTGCTTGCCATGTTTTCCAAGCAGGTGTTCCATACTTCAGGAAGCATGGAAGAATAAAGGTCAACTGTCCTTCATAGTCATCATCTTTGGAAGAATAGTTGCAGTATCTTGTGGATTCCTGTGCAAATGATGACAGTCTGTGTCTGACAATCTCATGACTGATACCCCGGTCAACAACAAACTTCACTGTCACTGACTGATGTTCCAACATTGCTTCATGTCCCCTGTGAATCAGTCCCCGGACAAAAGGTGCTGCTGAATCATCAGTGATTTTGTGTTCTGACTGATAGCAGGTTCTTCCGCAAAGTTCAATTTTCTTCAGAACCTTTTCACCATCAAAGTCCTGAAATATCTGTGTGTAAGGCATTATTGCTTTCATTAGTCTTCCCCTTTCTCTTTGTAATTCACTGGAAGTATCATCCCAACCACTTCATCAAGTTCATACACATAAAGTGGTGCATTGTGCTTTGTTCCCCTGAAGGTTGCATTTGGTTCAAAGTAGTTCAAAATGTTTTCCTGAACAAAAACTGTTTCATCCTTCACCATGAACTTGTGCAGCTTCATTTTCTTGTTGTTCTGCTCAACATCCATAATGATATGTGTGTCTGTTGCAGGTTCTAAATCATATAGATTCTTGATGAAGTTTTCACCCTGAAATGGTTTGGTGTCTTTCCAAATCTTTTCCTTGTCCAAGTAGAACAGACCCTTTGGAATTCCCATCATCCACACTGCATCAGGACACACCCAAACTTTGTCTTCTGTAATGAAATAGGGAATGTTGAAGTTCTTTTTCTTCCAACCATCCCTTCCATCTGCTGCCTTCACCAAGTCCATCTGAACTTTCATGTACTTCATTCTTTCACCATCCTTTCAAATGTTCTTTTGATTTTTTCCTGCTGAATTTTCCTGATTGCATCATCTGCATCCATCAGATAAACCAGTTCATCAGATACCAACCTGACATCTGCAAGTTCTTCCACAAGGTTTGCATGGATATCCTTGAACCGCCAATCATCACCAAGTGGTTGTCCCTGACCTCTTGACCGCTTATCCTTGCAGATTGCAATAATCAGTTCAGCCATTTCTTCAATTATCTGCATCTGCTGATTGTCTGTTCCATAGTGGTCTGCAATCTTTGCCCGGTCACTGTTCTTTCTCATGATTCTTGCAAAATCTTCATACCAAACAGCCTTGTCCAAGTCTTCCTGACCATTCTTCAGTTCATGTCTGTATCTGTATTTATAAGCATTCAGAACACAAAAGATTTCCACCGCTTCAGTTCCAAACTTTTCCACCATTTCCACAATGCATTCTTTCCTGCCGGGAATGTTGTAATGCTTTGGGTGGTTCACATTCTCATTCATCATTTACCGCCTTTCTGACTTCTTCCAACTGTTCTTCAAGTTCATATATTTTGTCTTCAAGTCCTTCAACTTCAGATTCTTCATGCAGGTTTTCTTCCACATACTTCTTGCAGTCAAAACCCATGTATTCATCAACAAGTTCAATGAAGTCCTTCAGTTCAAAGATTGTTCTGACTTCATTGTCTTTTAGCTGAACCACTGTTGACATTGTTCCTGACACCCCTTTCAATCCATTCCATTTGCTGTTCAATGATTATGATGTACTGCTTCAAGTTCCTGACTTCATTCACAAGGACACCCATCTGTCTTGAACAATCAATGATTGCAAACATCCCAAGAACAAACATCAGCAGAAGCAAAGCCATCAACAAAGCCATCAAAAAGTTCAACATATATCACACCCCTATCCAAATGATGATTGCTTCAGTCCATTTGACATCTGCAAGAATCTTGTCCTGTGCTGCTTCAGGAAGGTCATCCCAACATTTGTCAAATGCATAAAGGATGTCTTCTTCATCATCAACACTTTTTATCAGAACCCGGTCTGTGTCAGTGTTGATATAATCCACTTCAACATTGGTTACTTGTCCAAGCCAATATGAATAGTCATCATCAGCAACCACTTCAAAATCAACCATTGTTATCATTGGAAGACCCGGATGTTCTTTTGCTATCTTCAACAGTTCTTCAGCTTTGACCATTTCTGTTCACCTTCCTTTCACTTGTCAAGCTTCTTGCAGATTGCACACTGCATCTTGATTTCTTCTGCCCACTGACTGATTTTTTCATATTCTGTATCACAATTGGGTGCATACCGCTTGATTGCATCTGCAAGGTCTTCAATCCTGTCTGATGCTGCAAGGTAATATGGTTTCACACCCAAGGGTGGTCTTTCATTCTTTGCCATTTCTCACACCCCTTTCTAAAAGCTAATTTCAATATTGAAAAATTTTGGAAGCATCACTTCAAACATGGATTCAAATATGTTCACCGGGATTGAATTTCCTGCTTGTTTGTATAGTGTTCTGTTCATTTTCCTTTTATCAATGTGACAGGTTGATTCTGCTGCATAAAAGTCTTCATCTGAATAACCTTGTAACCGCCAACATTCTTTTTCTGTCAAATATCTATATTTGCCACCACCAAGACTGATGACCTGTGCAGGTGTTCTGTCCTGTCTTGTTGTGATTGTGTTTGCATAATCTTCAATGACTGTTGCCCTTCTTATTCCCTTTTTACCAATGACAGAATAAACACTTGGTTGTGTCACCAAATAACAATCACCAACGTCTGTTTCAAGAAATGCTTTCAAATTTTTCATTGGTTTATGCTGCATCATTTCAAAATCAAATGCTTCATTACCAAGAATGGAAACTGTGAAAACCCTTTCCCTTGCTTGTGGAAGACCAAAATCCATTGCATTCAGCACCTGAAAGTTGTTTGTATATCCAAGCTGTTCCATATATGCAAGGTATCTGTTGAAATTGTGAACCATGTGTTTTGATAAAACATTTTTCACATTTTCCCAAATAACAATCTTTGGTTTCCATTCACCCATCTGTTCAATGATGTGAACTGTTTCCCACATTAGTGAAGACCTTGTTCCTGAACCTTCATCCCCACCTTTTCCTTTGTTTATTCTGTTTGATGCATCAGCAGAACCTTGATGTCCTGCAATGCTGAAATCTTGACAGGGACTTCCATGAATCAGGACATCAGGTTGCAGATTCCATCCAACAACTGTCTGAACATCATATTTCAGTTCATCTGCAAACATTGCATTGTATGACCTGACCGCTTTTTCATCTATTTCAACATAATCAATGGATTTGACCGGGACACCAAGGTTTTTCAAAGCAACCCTTGGTGACCCAATTCCACCAAATAGTTCTAAAATCTGTATCTTTTCCATTCTTTAACTTTCCACAAATATTCTGTATTTTTTACCACCGATTTTTTTATCAATAATTTGCAAACCATAGTGTCTTTTCACCTGCTTTGAAAATTCACCTGCTGACAGTGGTGTCAGACTGTTTGCAAGACAGTATTCCTGATATTTTTTATAAACATTTTTTGTTGGTTCGTTTGCAATTTGAATGTCTTCATCATCTTCAGATTCTTTGAAGAATCCAAGGACAGGATTGTTTGAAACATCATATTCATCCAGTTCTTCCTGAACTTTTGCACTGTTGGTGAATGCCTTATTCAGCAGCACCCTTTTCAAACCTGCAACAGCAAGTGTCAGAAGATATTCCATTGATTCCTGATTTTTTAATTCTTCACCAATGAAAGGTTTGAAGTGTTCCGGGTCATCCTTCTGTGAAAAGTTTGCATTGAATGGAATGATGACAAGTCTTCTGATGATTGCACCTGAATCCCTTCCTTTTCCCATTCTTGGAATGTTATTTGCTGAAAAGATAAGTTTGCAATATGGGTCAAAGTCAAACTTTGGAACACCTTTTTGTTCTGCTGAAATGGTCTGACCCGTGACAATCTTCTTGAACTTTGCAGCATTGGTCACAAATTCATCACTGATGTCATCACCTATGTTTGCAAGCTTTCCAAACATCATGACAGTTGAAAATCTATCATTCAGTTCATTCAGGTCAAGCACTGACAGATTCTTCTTTCCAAGCATTTCTTTCACCATATCAAGGAATGTTGATTTTCCGTTCGCACCTGTTCCAGTCAGGATGAATGCTTTTCCACCTGCAAGGTTGTTTGACCTATACAGACAAGCACCCATCATTTCTTCCAGTAGACTTCTGATTTCAGGGTCATTGCAGGACACATTGTTCATGACTTCATCTGTCAAAGCATAATATGCATCAGGATTCCAGTCCCAAGGTATCTTGTTGGTGATGATGTGTTCAGAAGTGAATGGAACAAAACCACCATCAAGGATGTCCAAAAGACCATTCTGAAAAGCAATGTATCTTGATGATTCTGTTGCAGTGTTCTGTCTAATCATAATGTCCAAATAATCAAGGACTTCTTTTCTTTTTGCCCGGTTCAGGTTTGGAAGATGCTGAATCATAGCATTTTCAATTTCTTCATGTCCGGGGATATAAATTCCATCTTTATACAGATGTAATGCACCATTTATCCTTAAAATGTGATGATTATTCTTCAAAAACACTGCAAACTTGTCAAAAAGGAAGGAATTTCCTTTATAAAAGACAGGTTTTGCAAAAGCTTCATCACGAAGCACCACTTCCAGTTCTTCATCATCAAGTGGGTCTTTCATCACATACTGATTGATTATCCTGATAGTTTCCCTTGCTTCTTCCACTTCAAAATCATTTGACTGAAGTGTCAGGATATAATTGAATAGTCCCTGATTTCTTCCATCACCTGCCTTCAGGTCAATGAAATCTGCTTGTGTTTTAATTGGCAGCATCCACTTTGGAAGGTCTTCAGCTTTTTCATCTGCCCCGGTCTTGTCATAGATTATTTGTCTGTTTTGACCATCATATTTCAAAACTTCATAACTGTTTCTTGTACCAAGTTTGATATCTGCTGTGATACCAATTGCAAGTGTGCAGTGTGTCCTGCATGATGTCACCATTTCAGGATTGTTGAACAAAAAGTGTTTTCCCCTTGTTGTTCCGTAAACCCTACACTTCAGACCTTTATCTTTTACAATGTTGAACAGGATTTCTGACTGCTCAAAGTCATCAACATCAATCAGAATTGTCTTTTCAGCAAGTATTCCTGCAAATTCAGGAAGTGACTGAACCTGTTCAAAGTTCTTGAATTCAGTTCTGTTTTTGAACTTTTCAATGCATTTTTTGTTTTTAGTTTCAACATATCCTTTGAAAAACATTCTTCTTCATCACTTCCTTTTCTATGTAATAACCCCAAAGTCACCAAGTCTTTTCTTTGCAAGATTGATGTACCACTGTTTGTCCAGTTTAGAAGGACATTTCACACCATTCACATCATCATTGAACAGAAAACAGTGTTCCGGGGAATTGGATATTTTTTCAGGTTTCCCTGTCCTGACTGATACCTTCCTGACACCTTCATCAGATGCACTACTGGAAGCAAACACCCTGATGCATTTTTCATTCATCCTTTTTTCACCATGCAGGATGCAGTCATATTTGCTTGTTATCTTGGTGACCATCTGAAATGACTTCAGGTCATCACATTCAAACACTGTGTCTTCAATGGGTGTCTTGTGAACCATGTATTCATTCAGTGCAAGATTGATGATGGGAAAATCACCATTGTCAAGGTCATTCAGCTTCTTCACATAAGCACCTTTTGACTTGAAGTGTCCATCTGCTGCAATTGCAATGTAGTTGTTGACATCCTTCTGAAATATTTCCCGGTATTCATCAAATTCAAGTGTCAAACCTGTTCTTTGTTCCCATTCCCAAGCAATGTCATCAATCAATTCAAACCATTTGTCTTCATCCTGTCCTTCAGGCATTTTCACCAAGATACCATCAGTGTTGGACTGAATGATTTCTGCATGGTCTTCCAATTTCTCAATCAAATCAAGAATCAGAAGCTGTCCATACACACAAACCCTGTTTGCCTGAAGTGGGTCATACAAATCATTGTTCTTGTCTTTCATAACACCATAGGTGGAATTCAGAACAATCTTCAGAACCGCCTGAAGTGGGTTCTTTTCCTTCTTTAGTTGCAGCCTTTGATGATAGATGTCAATGTACTTCTGTGGGTCAACTATGTTCCTTGAATGCAGGTTGTATCTAATCATCAATGATGGATAAAGGGAAGCAACATCCATGTTCAGGAAATATCCCACACCATGATATTTTTCTATTGCACCATGCACACCGCCCCATGCAAATGTATGTGGAACACCTGCAATGTCAATGTCCAGTTTTGTCTTGACCGCTGTCTTCCTTCCTGAAATATGCTTTGCATAACACCTGTTGTTTGGGTCTTTGTACCACTTCAGAACTTCTGTGTATCTTTCCACCTTCATTGTGTCAGGGAAGTCAATGTTGAATTCATCATCCCTGTCATGAATCCTGTGTGCATCCAAGATGATTGCTGTCAACTGTGGTCTTGTCTTTGAAATCAGATTCAGATTCAAAGGTTTACCTGCACAAGCTAACTTCACAAGACCCATAGAACCTTCAAATTCTTCCTTTCTATGAAGGAATACTTCAACAGTTTGTTCAACATCATGTCTGCAATACTTCTTTGTTTCTTCCAGTTCTTCAGGTGTCAGTTTTCTGTCAATATCAAATGGAACTGAAGTTTCTTTGATGTTGTTTCCCATGCTGCCTTCCATCCACTTCAGACCCCTGTCCACATTTCCCATGACATCATAGTTGTTCAGTGGAAACTTATTGAACATTGATGAAAACTTCCATCCCGGTTGATTGTCCCTGATGATAAAGTCATTGCATCTTTTGGGATTCAGACCACACAAAATGCACTTCAGGATGTATTGGTCATAGTGTCTTGAATTGAAGCCTGTCCAAATATCATTGATGTGTGCCTGATAAAATTCTTCAAGTGCTTCAGGGTCATTCACAATGTCTGTCCACTGTCTTTTTTCCATGTCCAAAATGCAGACCATCCAGTCTTCCTTGAAGACCTCAAAATCATAAAAAACCAAATCAACCATCCTTTCTTGTATCTTGGGAAGATACCCCTTGACCAAAAAAATTTATTGGTCAAGGGACACCCGGTCTTTTTACTCTAAAACAAACACTTCAGTGATATTGAATGTGTTGAATCCCTTGCTGTTCTGACCATAATCAAGTGCATACTCAAAGTTTCCGCTGACAGCTTCATGAACATCCATCAAAAGGTCTGCATACTGCTTGTAGCTGACAAATTCAATGTCAGGTGCATCATCCATTTCCTGAACCATTGCACGAAGGATTTCATTGGTGCTGTGAATCTGAAATCCCTGTGTGATAACCTGATTCAAGAAAATCATGCTTCCCTTGTATTCACCATCAGAAACAATCTTGAACCAAATTGACACCATTGGGTCACCCTTCTTGGATGCCTTCAGTTCCATCTGCTCAACAGATACTTCATACTGACCAACAGGAACTTCCTTGTATGTCCTGTTTCCACCATCCTTTGCAGCCTGTTCAACATCCTTTGCAAGACCTTCTGTGTCAATTGCCTTGTCCCACTTTGAAAATAAATCCTGTGCCATTTTAAGTCACCTTTTTAACCTTTCTTGATAAAATTGATATGCATTGATATAAGATTCTGAAGCAAAAACCCTTTTGCCTTCTGAATCGAAAACCTGAAAGACAGGTGGTGTGTTGAAGTAGTTCCTACCATCACACCATTTTCCCTGTGTTTTATACAGTCCACCTGCTTCAGATTGTTCCAAAAGAAACCATTCACCGCCCTGTTCCAAAGTCTGCTTTGCAAACAGTTCAAGTTCAGTCTTCATCTGTTGTCCTTCTTTTTCTTGTCCGGGTACGTGTCTTGGGTTTTTCATCATCTTTTTTGGTTGATTCCTGTGCAATCCTTTTGATTCCTGCATTGAATTCTTCCTTGCTGATGATTTCACCATCTTCAGGAACTGCATCACCTTCATGAAGAAGAACATAATTGTCATTATTCTTCAGATGGAAGTATGTGTCACAATCAAGAACTTCTGCTTCCTGAACCTGTTCCTGCTGTGCTTCCACTTCAGCCTGTGCAACTTCTGCTGCAAGTGCTTCTTCAGTGTCCAAAGGTTCTTCAGGAATAGTGCCTGTGACCGCTTCCTGTGCTTCCTCTGTGTCCTTTTTCTTCCTACCCCTTCCAGTTGTACCCTTGGAAGATTTGGAAGGATTCTGAAGCACCTGTGCAGCCATTTCATTTGCTTCAGCATATACTTCCAAGAATGCATCATAGTCCAAAGGAATTTCATCTGTCTTTGTCAGAAGTCTTCCACCACCAAAGATGACTTCATTGGTTTTGAATGACAAGGTTCTTTCATTACCATCTGCAATGACCCTTGCAACAATATCCACCATTCCTGCAACCTTGTTTGCTGTCTTTTCCTGAAGGTTTGGTTTGATTGCTGTTATCTTGTCACCACCTTTCTTGGTGATGTCCTTGGAAGTGTCTTCATGGGAAATCAGAACAATGTTTTCATAGTCCAGTGCCATCAATCTTTTAAGAGTAGACAAGAACTCTGTCCTGACCTTATCCCATGCCCTGAAGGAATCATCTGATTCATGGGTGATTCCCATTTGGTCATACATATACAGTCTGCACTGCTCATATGTATCTTCAAGCAGGTCAACAATGATTGTTTTGAAGTCATTTTCCTTCTTTTCAAGTTCGCTGATGACATCCTTGAAGACTTCCCAACCAAGGGTTCTTTTGGTCATCCTTCCAACTGTTTCCACCTTATCCCTGATAGGAATATAAGGTGCATCTACAAACTTGATGTTTCCATCAGTATTCAGCATCAAAGGGTCAGGAAACTTGTTTGCAAAAGTGGTCTTTCCTGAAAAGGGTGAACCATACAACCACACAACCTTCTTCTGAACCGCTTCAATGTTTCTTCTTTTATTTTCAGGTAAAATCATAAAATCCCATCCTTTCTGACAATAATCTTGATAATCGCAATATCTGCACAACCATCCCTGATTTTTGGGGAATGCTGTTGCTTCAACCATGTGTTTGACCTTGAACAACCAGTCTGTCACTTTGTCCGGGTCATAGTCTATTTCAACAAGCTTTGGTTCTGCTTTGTTGCATTCAGCCTGAATCCTTTTCCTGAATGTCATCAGGTCTTCATCCTTCTTCTGTCTGATGTTCACCTTTGGAACACATAGATAAAACAGTTTTCTGATGTGTTTTCCCGGATTCAGTTTTTCATAATAGTATTTATAAAGATGAATCTGCACACTGTCTTTGTAGTGACTGACATTGTTGGAATATTTGAAATCATATATGTCAAACTGATTTGGGATTTCCTGCTGCATTCCATGCAGTTTCTGTTCAGTCAGAACAGGTGCAAGCAGGTCAATATATCCAACAAAATCTTCATTTTCAATCTTCACTTCATTGAATCCTTCAGGTGCAATCTTCTTTGCCTTTGGAATCAGCATTTCAAGTTTGATTGCTTCATTGATATGGTCATCTGTTATGACCGGGAACTGTCTGAAGTATTCATCTATTGCAGCAGACACATTCTTTTCAAGTCCTGTGTGAAGTGAAGTTCCAAGGAACAATGCATTGTCAGGGTCAGTTGCTTTGACTGTCTTCAGATTGTCCAAATATCGAAGTTTGTACTTGAATGGACAGCTTTCAAAGCATTCCACCCTTGAATGTGACACACGCATATTTTCAACACCACCTGCCTTTCAACACTGTGTATATTTCATAGATTTCTTCAATGTTCATTGCGTTGATTGCCCAAATCAACTTCTTGAACCTGTCAAAATCTTTTGGATAAAGCAAAATTCCCATTCCACCTGCTTCATCAATCTTTTTCAAACAGGTCTTCTGAAGGTCTGAAGCCTTTCCATTTGGTGCTTTCAGTTCCAGTCCTATGAACTGACCATCAGCACACACAAGCAGGTCAGGAACACCTGATTTGGTGAATGTACCACCGCCCCAATACTTGATGAACCAACAACCTTCATCCTTCAGGAACTTTTTCACCCTGTTTTCAAAATTCTTTTCTGCTGCTATTTCAAACCACCTTCCTTTCTGACAGGAAATCTGTCTGAATCAAGATAATATTCATCTTTTGATTTGAAGAAGCTGCACTTCTTTTCATTGCAGACATATTCTGATAATGCAGAACACTGAACACCACTGACTTTATCAGCAAACACACAATTCTTTCGTTGCTTATTATTCATCAGAACCACCTTCTTTCAAACAATGCAGGTCACCCTTTTCCATAGCAGTGAAATGTTCACCACTTCTGTGAATGCAGGTTATTCTTTTGCATTTAGAACACTTCTTGTCTTTTCTCCAAAGCTTATATTTTGCCCTAACTCTGCAAACTTCAATTATCTTGTGACCATCAATTCCATTGGACAATTGCTGACCCCATTCAGAAGTGAACCACTTTTCAAGTCTTGCCATTTCTGACTTCTTCTTATCCATGATTGCTTGTTCATAGTCCTGAACTGCCCTGTTGATGATTCCTATTTGCAAATTCACAATACCTTGGTCATTAAATTGGTGTGTGTGTGTCATGCATTTTCACCATCCTTCCTTCTTATTTCCATGTATTCCTTATAGGGAAGACCCATTGAATCTGCTGCAATATGCAGTGCATTTTTCTTTGTTCCAAATGTTCCCCTTTCAGACATCACCGGGATGTTTGGGAAACCAACCTTGTGTGCATACCACCGGGAAGAACCCTTTTCCTTTGATACTGTATAGGTCAACTTCATCACTTCACCTTAAACATCACATAACCTTTCTTTTTGCCTGTGGTCTTTGGATAATCTGCAAGAAGTTCATTGAACAGTTCAGGTTCTTCTTTCTGCATTTTGTCCAAATCAACTGTCTGTTTGCCCGGATTTTCAGCAACCCTTGTGATTGTGATATATTCATTCTCAATCTTCTGAATGGAATATTCATCCATTGCTGCTTCAAGCTTTGACTTGATGTCCTTT